CGTCGCCGAAGCCAGGAACCCCCTGGGCTTGTTCGTCCCGTTGCCGTTGACGAACGCCGCGCCCTCGGCCGCCGCGAACTCGCGCGCCACTTCGGCCGCCAGCCATTCCTCGACGTCGAACGCCGCATCGTCGAGCATCGCCTGGCTCGCCGCCGGATTGGCATAGAGGTCGCCCATCGGCGGGGCGACTTCGTTGAACACCGGCGTGTCGGTCTCGGGCCGCGTCGCGGTCTCGGCCGCCCAGCCGCTCTCGAACCCGCCGCTGGTCACCAGCTTGCGATACCCGCTCGATCCCACCTTCACGACATTGGCGATCGCGCGGATCGGCGACACCGTCTTGAGCGTCGCGTCGATCCGGGCGTCGATCTCCTCCGGCACCGCATAGCCGCCCGCGGCGTCGCTCGCGCCCGACATCGCCTTGGTCTCGACGCCGCCGCTTCCGACACGCAGGAACCCCTCGAACGCCGCGCTGCCCAGCGGCCGCCCGCCCGCCAGCATCGGCCGCACCGGCGGCAGCCCCGCCTTTTCCACCGCCTCGAAGCTCGCCTCGAGCTCGTCCGCCTTCACTTCGATCATATCCGTCTCCCCACATGAAGAATCCTCCCCGAGCTCGTCTCGGGGAGGGGGACCACGCGAAGCGTGGTGGAGGGGGCGCCGCCACCTGCGACACCCCGACTTCCTCGATCGCCGGGCTAATCCGCCGCCACCGCATGCACCCGCGCCAGCGGCTGCATCGGGCTCGCCACCAGGCTCACCTCGAGCAGCTGCAGCGCCCGGATCTCGCGCCGCGTGGCGCCGCGCGCCTCGGTCACGCGGTATCCGAACGAGAGCCCGGTCACTGCGCCCTTCGCCACTGCCTCGGCGAGCGCGGGCGCCGCGATCCGGCCGATCACGCGCAGCCCGCGCGCGTCCTCCGCCAGCCGCTCGACCGTCCCGACCGGCGCCCCCCCATGCTGCCACAAAAGGGGCACCGGCCCGTCCAGCCGGAAGGCCCCGCGCCGCACCACGTCGCCGCCCCGGTCGGGCACGTCGAACACCGCGGCATAGCCCGCGAACCGGATGTTCATTTCAGCCAGCCCGGAAAGCCCAGCTTGACCGCCAGCCCCACCAGCACCAGCGCGGCGACCATCCGCCCCGCCCAGGAAAACGCCGCCTTGAGCGCCGAGCGCTTGGCGTCGCGCCACGCCCCCAGCAGCTCGCGCAGCTCCGCCATGTCCTTCGCCGCGCTGGCATCCTCGAGCCCCAGCCGCGCCAGCGCCCGCTGCGCGCTCAGCTCGCCCGCCTCCTCGGCGATCGCCCTCAACGTCGCCGTGTCGGCGCCGTCTTCCCTGGCCTGCTCGATCAGTTGCGCGAGTACCGTCTCGTTACGCATCTTACTCTCCCGATTACCCCCGCCCGATTGCCTGCACGCGCGCCGGGGCCTAGGCAGCGGACATGCGCCGCCGGCTCTTCCCCCTGCTCGTCCTGTTGATCCTCGTCCTTGCCGCCCTGCTCGTCTGGGCCTGGTCGACCGATGCGGTGCTCAAGGCCAAGTGCGGCAATGCCGGCGGCACCTGGGACACCGAGGCGCGCATCTGCGCGCTCCGCGTCAGCCCAGCCCGACCATAGCCCGCTTCTCCGCGTCGCTCAGGAAGTCCGCCGCGCTCACCTGGCGCCACAGCCGCTCGCGGTCCTCCGCCAGCGCGGTCACTCGGTCGAGGTCGACCGCGAGCGACGCATCGGCGAACCAGCCTCTCAGCGCCTGGGCGAGCCCCGCCAGGATCGTCTCCGCCACCGGCAGGATCGCGAGCCGCCACAAGGCGCGGTTCGCCTCGCGGTAATTGGCATAGGCCGTGTCGCCCGGCAGCCCCAGCAGCATCGGCGGCACCCCGAAGGCGAGCGCGATCTCGCGCGCCGCCGCAGCCTTCAGCCCCACGAAGTCCATGTCGGCGGGAGTCATCCCCATCGCCTGCCATTTGAGCCCGCCCTCGAGCAGCATCGGCCGCCCGGCATTGGCCGCGCCGGCGAACCCCGCCTCGAGCTCGCCCTTCATCCGGGCGAACTGGTCCGCGCTCAGCACCCCGCCGTCGCCCGCTTCATAGACCAGCGCGCCCGAAGGCCGCGCGGCATTGTCGAGCAACGCCTTGTTCCATCGCGTCGCGGCATTGTGGATCGCGATCGCCCCCGCCGCGGCGCCGAGGCAGCCGAGCCCATAATGGTCGTCTACGGGCGAGAACGCCTTGATGTGCGCCACCGCCGGCCGCCCGCCGGCATCCTCCGCCGTCAGCCGGGCGACATGCGCGCCCACGCGGTAGCGATAGGCGACCGGCCAGCCGCCCGCATCGGCCTCCACGCTCACCCGCTCGGGCCGGAGCGCGAACAATTCGCGTACCGCCCCTTCGCTGTCGGTCAGGATCTGCACCCAGGCATTGCCGTGGAGCAGCAACTGCGCCGCCACCGTCTCGATCAGCGCCTGCCCGCCCGACCGCGCCGTCGCCAGCGCCGCCAGCGCCGGGTCGCTCGCCTTGAGCGGCGCCGATCCCACGCCTTCGCTCACCAGCTTGACCGCGCGCTGCGCCACCGGATTGTGGCAATAGCCCTCGCGCACCTGCGCCTCGTAGCTGCGCGGCCATTCGCCCACGCTCGCCACGCTTCCGCCACGCGCCAAGGGAAGCCGAGCGCCCTCGCGCCCGGACTTGCGTCCGAACCATTTCATGCCTGTCTCCCGGATGCCGCTGCCGGCTGAATTACTCCCCCCCCTGAAAGGGGAGGGAATTTGACCCTAAAGCGTCTGGTACATCATCAGCGCGTCGACATAGCCCGCCGCCGGATCCCGGAACGCCCCCGGCAGCCGGCCGACGATCTCGAACCCCATCCGTTCCCAGAGCCGCACCGCGCGCTCGTTCGTGCTCACCACGAAGTTGAACTGCGTCGCCCGATAGCCCCGCGCGCGGGCGTGGCTGGTCTGATGCGCATGTCCCTACCGCTTCGTCGCGAACCAGATCACATGCCGCGGCCCCTTGCCGTTGCTCCGCGCCTTCACGCCTACTTCCTCCACCGCGAACCCCGCGTCGCGCAGCCGCCGCGCGAACCGCGCGTCGGGCGCCGCCGACCATATCGCCAATATCCCGCCGGTCCGGAGCGCCGCCTTTGCCGCCGCCAGCCCGCGGTCCGAATAGAGCCCGTCATTGCCCGGCCGGGTCAGGCCGTCGGGGCCGTTGTCGACATCGAGCAGAATCGCGTCATACGCGCCCCGCCCGTGCCGGATCAGCGCACCGACATCGTCGATCACCACGTCGACGCGGCGGTCGTCGAGGCACCCCGCCGCCAGCTCGGCCATCGGTCCCTTCGCCCAGTCGATGATCTTGGGCACCAGCTCCGCCACGGTCACCCGCGCGTCGCCGTCCAGCCGCGCCAGCGCCGCGCGCAAGGTGAACCCCATGCCGTATCCGCCGATCAGCACGTGCGGCGCAGGCACCCGCAGCCGGTCGATCGTCATCTCCGCCAGCGCCTCTTCCGACCCGCTCATCCGGCTGTTCATCAGCTCGTTGCGATCGAGCACGATCATGAAGTCGCCCCCGCGCCGGAACAGCCGCAGCGGATCGCCCCCGGGGACGTCGGCGGTGTCGATCAACTCACGCGGTACCATGTGCACTCCTGAACTAGCGGCCTACCCCCCTCTCCCGTCGAGAGAGGGTTGCGTAGACTTGGGTCTTGCGAAGCAAGGCCTTAGTCGGAGCTGGGTGAGGGGATCCCCCCTCGATGGCGGGACATCCTCACGCAGCAAGCTGCCAAGCTGCGCTACCTCTCTCACAGGGAGAGGAAAAGAGGCGACTGGAATGTCGGCACGCCTTTACCCCTACATCACCGTGATCCGCGCCGCACCCCGCTTGCCCAGCATCAATTCGGCCATCGCCCAGACCAGGGCGTCGGCGCGGTCGGGCGAGCGTCCCGGCCCCTCATAGCCGCCGCCGGCCTGGAGCCCGCACAATTCGTCCTCCAGCGCGGGAAAGGCCCCGGCGTGCCGCGCCTTGCCCGCCTCGTAGAGCAATGCCACCGGCTCGGCGCGCGCGCTCTTGCCGCGCGCGGCATGGACCAGCCGCACCGGCAGCCCGGTATCGGCGCCGCGCAGCACGCTCGCCACCATTTCACCGCCCTGGTTCTTCTCGGCCACTACGCGATCGGCGCCGCGCCGTGCCGCGCACGCCGCCACCGCGCGCGCCCAGCCCTCGGGCGAGACCCCAGACAAGGTCGCATCCTCGAGCACATAGCCACGGCCGTCGCGCCCCAGCCCGACCGCGACGATCCCGCAGGCATCGCCCTCGGCGCTCGCCGGCGGATCGACTCCCACCACCACGCGCACCAGCTCGGGCGCCGCCGCCACTCGCGCGCGCTCGATCAGCCCCCGCGTCCACAACGCGCCGGCCACGTCCTCGAGCATCTCGCCGTCGAGCTCCTGCCGCCCCAGCCGCGTTCCTTCATAGGCCGCGAGCATCGCCTCGACGAAGCGGGACGGCAGATGCGGATTGTCGCGCGTCCTGCCGCGGATCAGCGCCATGGATTCCTCCGCCAGCCGCTTCACCGTGCGAACCAATTTGGTTGAACGCGGCGTCGTCGTCACCAGGGCGCGCGGCTTGGTTCCCTGCCGCAGCCCCAGCATCATATTGTCCCAGGCATCGGCCCCGCGCCGCCCCCATTTGCCGACCTCGTCGCACCATGCGGCATGGTGCTCGGGCCCGCGCAGCGCCTCGGCCGCCTCGGCCGAATAGACGTGCGCCGTCGCGCCCGAGGCGAAGCGCACCTCGCCGCGCGTCGGGCACCAATGGATCTCCTCGCCGTCGCGCGCCACCGCGAGGAGCCCGCTCGGCCCCTCGATCATCACGCGGCGCACATCCTCGCGCGTCGCGCCGACCAATGCGAAGCGCCCATTGGGGGAGCATCGCGCCAGTCCGCTCAGCCATTCGGCCCCGGCGCGCGTCTTGCCGAAGCCGCGCCCCGCCATGATCAGCCACACCAGGGGATCGCCGCCCGGATCGAGCTGCCCGTCATGCGCCCAGATCGGGAAGCGCTCGAGCAGCTCGATGCACTGCACATGGCTCAGCCGCGAAAGTATGCGCAGCCATTCGGCCTCGGGCAGCGCGATCAGGTCGCGCAGCATCGCAAGGTCCTCGGCATGCGCCGTCTCAGGCGTCACTCGACATCCCCAGCCGCTTCTTCGCCGCCGCGATCGCCTTGATCAGCGCGGCGTTGGTCTCCTCGCGCGTCGCTGGCCTGCGCACCGCGCCCCGCCCCCGCGCGCCGGGCTTGTTCCGCTCGGCCTGACGGAAACGCAGCACGGTGAGCGCGCGGTCGAAATCGAAGGGCGGCGGCGCATGCGGATCGGCCTGGTCCACCCGGTGCGGGTCCGCGGGCTCGAGCGGCATCCCCGCGCCGCCATGCTCAAGCACCAATGTCTCGAGCCGGTCATACCCCGTCTCCAGCGCCTCGCGCCACTGCGCCGCGAACTGCGGATCGCGCAGGCGGCAGAAGTAGGGCGTGGTCCGGTGCACCCCGGCATAGGTGGCCGCTTCCTCGACATTGCAGGTCAATGCCAGCGCATCGAGAAACTTCTGCCGCTTCTTCACCGAGAAGGCATCCGCACGCGGGCGCCGCCTCTGCCGCTGTCCGTTGCAGTTCGAGATGATATCCACTGGCCCGCTCCCGTGAAACGAAAAAGGCCGGCGCTCCCTCACGGTGCCCGACCCTCGGAAAGGAGCCCGAAGCCCCCGACTCGCAATTCTTCAGCGTGCCTATCTAGTGGCGTATATGTAGTTTACACACCCACGGAGAAACGCATATGATTGGAGCATGTCCAACCTCATGCAAACTCTCCGGGACAATTGGGCGGTGATAGCCCAAGCTCCTTGGGCCTTTCTCGTTGTGACCGTCCTGCTCGCCGGGACCATATGGCTTGTCGTGAAGGCCCTGAAGGCCGAACAGGTTGGATCGCTTGAGGCGCGCCTTAAGCTGCGCGATGATGAAATTGCCGACTACAAGCGTAAGCTAGATGGAGCGTCGCCGCAGCAAGCCCACGATCGCATAGAGGCCTTGGAACGGCGGATCGGCCAATTAGAGG